TTATATATCTATTATTAATGGTATTTAATTCTTAATAAAAATCAACAAGAGCATAAGGAAAATTCCTATCATAAGGCTCTTCCTATCATCCAACAACATCCACATCCGACAACAAGGGTCGCTCAGTTTAGCTAGATAAACCAGCCCTTCCAACAACAACAAGAGGTATTTATAATGGACGTTCAAGTCAAACTTAGTAAAGCAGGAAAGATGCCATGCAAATCATGGTCTTTACAGGCTCGTACAACGTGCCCTGGCTCATTTGACTCTAGTGGTACACTAGTGCAAGTGTGTGAGGCGTGTTATGCCACTCAAGGTATGTACAACATGCCCAACGTGAAGAACGTCCGCATATATAACCAACAAGATTGGAAAAGGGATGATTGGGTCGATGAGATGGTGTACTCCATCGAAAACGATGATTACTTTAGGTGGTTTGACTCGGGCGACTGCTATAGCAAGTTGTTAGCCCTAAAGATACTGCTAATCATGAAGCGCACACCCAACACTAAGCACTGGTTGCCTACTAGGTCAATGAAGTTCCAGAAGTTCCAGCGGGTATTCGCTGAGATGAACGCCTTACCTAATGTAGTCGTGCGTTTCTCTGGGGACTCAATAGGGCATATCCCTGAAGGGCTACACAGCTCCACTACAGCCGTGGACATGGATACCCCTATAGATGGCGCTCAGATGTGCGTAGCGTATGACCATGAGGGCAACAAGTGCCTAGATTGTAGAGCTTGCTGGTCTAAGGACGTACAAACCATTTCGTACCCAATTCATGGGCGTAAATACATTAAATTATTAAAAGAAGAGGTCGCATAAATGAACCAACTAATCAAAGCTAAACAACAAGAACTTAAGCAGACATTACGATTAATAGACCGTGCTGACTACGCGAATCTTTTGAGTCGTGAAGTATACGAGCTTGAATACCATGCAAGGGAGGTACAAAAGGATATTGAGTTACTACAGCTTATCCGTCAAACAGAGCTAGTAATGGGGGTGATGTCATGATTTACGTGGAGAGCTTGTCAGACCTAGCTGAGATATGCGCACGCTTATACCATGAAGGTATCATCTTTGAGGCTGGCATTAGACCCAATGGCATGTGGGTCATACAACTAAAGGGGTTTTGAGATGAGTGATGATGATGATGCATGGGTGTGTGATGTCTGCGGGGATGATGAGTACACCGTGGATTTACTCATAAACTCACCCGCTAAATGTATATGTGTGTCATGCCACCTTAAATGGCTTGAGCTTCAATCATGGAATACACCAAAGGATAACGACAATGGCTGTTAATAATAAACCAACACTGCAAGACCCCATAGAAACGTGGATAGCTCCCTCAATAGGGTGGGAATGGCGCGTCCTATCAAAAGAATCAGAGTACAAGTGGTATTGTGCTGTGCAAAAGACTCATGCGAATGCTAAGGGCAACCCCTTAACAACAACACTGCTCACATGGGATACATGGGAGTTCGGCATCGTCAGACCTTCAACAATTATGCTTATGGGTGGGTTTCCAAAGGTATTAGCGGATAAATTATTATGATTAACAGTACAGTTTATCCAGCTAAACCAGCCTTAATCATCTGGTCTGTATTTGACGGGTGTGGCATGGGTATACAAGCAGCGAAAGAGGAAGGTTATACCTTATCGGAAGTGCATACATGGGAGGTTGACAAGTACGCTAAATTCATCAGTAAGAAGAATCACCCAGAATCCATACAGCATGGGTGTGTTACTACCTGTACCCGTGAGCTAATGGAAGCCTCACCACCGGACGTTATTATTGGGGGTAGCCCTTGCCAAGGGTTCTCTAGTGCTGGCCTACAGGGGGGTCTGGAGGACAGTAGGAGTAGGCTGTTCTGGGAGTGGTTACGCATAAAGGATTTAGCCCTAGATTTGAACCCTAATTGCGTGTTTATCCTAGAGAATGTACGCATGAAAAAGGAGTGGGTAGATAAGTTATCTGATGAGGTGGGAGTCCGTCCTATCACCATCAACTCCAGCCTAGTCAGCGCCCAGAATAGGGTGAGATTGTACTGGTCTAACAAGCCAATCACTGTACCTGATGATGAGGGTATCCTCTTGAAAGATATCCTAGAGTTGGGTGGGTTTGTAACTGACCGTGATAAAAGCTACTGCATAGATGCCAACTATTTCAAGGGTGGTAATGTCAAGAACTATCTTGAGAAAAGCCGTAGGCAAATTGTGTTCAGCCCACTAGGATTAGCCCATGTAGCTAATGCAGACCTCAAAGGGTCAGAAAGTCTTAAGCGGGTATACCACGAGGACGGTAAGAGTCCCACGTTAACTGCTCATTCTGGGGGTAATACAGAAGCCAAGGTACTGGTACACCCTGCGAGTATTGTGGGGCGTAGGATTAACGACAGAGGGGTTAGGGATGACTACAATAAAGATGTACCTATAACCCAATGTCTACAGGTCAAATCAAACCCCGATAAAAGTGGCTGTCTCACGACTGTCGAAAAGGATAATGTTCTATCCCTGAATAAACCGGGTAGGTATCCTAATGCCTATGAGGATGAGCAATTGATGTGGAGGAAGCTAACACCACTCGAATGTGAGCGCCTACAGACTCTCCCTGATGGGTACACGGAGGGTGTGAGCAATACCCAGCGTTATAAGATGTTGGGTAATGGGTTCACAGTTAAGGTCATTCGTCATATCCTTAGTTGTACACTTGGGTAAGACATTAATATACTGTATAATATAAACCAATAGAGAGAGAGAGGTAATAGAAGAATGGATGAAGTTATTCGCTACATCTACGGATTTAGCCGTGGCACTATAGGCTATAGATATGTTAGGCACTGCATGAAGAATGAGGTAATCATAAAACCGTGGGTATTCCTGCGGGAGTATGAGCCAACACTAGTCTCATGTTCAATGGTTAGTCATTTAAGTCGAGCCGTTGAACTCTTAGAAGAAAATCACCACAACTTTAAATCAATATAATAAGGAATCATATATATGAGCAATAGAAAACCTTCACAGAAATCTTTAGTTCTTTCGCACCTATCATTAGGCGGGTCAATTGATGCCATGTCAGCTATACGTCTATGTAGATGTGTGAGGTTAGCTGCTATTATCCATATACTAAAGAATGAAGGGCATGAAATCCTTAAGCAAACTGTCGTGCAAAACGATGGGGCGCGATTAGCCACTTACAGTTTAGCTAGATAAACTGGTATGATATACATGGAGGTGTTGTTATGCACCTCTGTACTTTAATCAGGCATGCACCAACGGAGAACTAATGGAAATAAATAAACTAACTAAAGAGCAGTTAGTACCTCAGTACCTCATTCACAGCTTTCTATATTATATAGAGGAAGACCCAGTAATCACAGATGCATCTTACGATAAGCTATGCAGGATGTTACTAAGTAACTTTGACGATATAAATCACAGGCACAAGGGGTTGGTTACCAAAGAGGCTTTACGGGCTGGTACGGGCTACCACCTAGCCGAGAATGACTATCCCCGTATTGTTATAGGGGCAGCGAGGCACCTAAAAAGTAGGGTGCAATAAATGGACACTCTAGCCAAAAGGATTCTACATGAGAGACAGGTAGAGCTTGAAGAGAAGATGAGTTCTAGGGGTATTAGCAGATACCGTAAGAACTTAGAGCAATCCCTCCCTAGTAATAACACTAGTGGTATATCCTTAATGAAGAAGACAGTAGGGGTAGTTGAACAGGGAATCATAGACTATCTCAAGGATACCCTTCAAGGTAATGCAGGTAGAGGTAACCGTGCAACGAATGCTAAGTTACTTAATATGGTAGCTCCTGATGTGTCAGCTTACTTGGCACTTAAGACAACCATCGACCATATGTCCCTGAATCCTGCCCTTACTGCCACTGCAATGAGGATAGCTGGGTTTCTTGAAGATGAGTTCAAGTTCGACTTGTTCAAGAAGCAAGAACCTAAGCTGTATGGTGCAGTCAAGCATCAAGTCAGTAAGCGTACAAGTAACAGGCATTACATGAGGTATAACCTGATACATACGATGAACAAGCATGCCCTCATCACCTATGAGCCTTGGTCCAGGACTGAGAAGTTACACTTGGGCTGTAAGTTGCTTGATATTATCGTGCGGACTACTGGGTTAATAGAGAAAGGTAAGATTGGTCAGGGACGTAGGTCTAAACTCATCATACAGCCCACTAAGGGTGCATTGGATTGGGTTACTGAGGTCAATCGTAATGGGGAATCACTCAGCCCATCCTATGCACCTTGCATTATCCCACCTAAGGAGTGGACAAGTGTATATTCAGGGGGTTATTGGTCAGAACATATAAGACCACTACCCTTAGTTAAAACAACCAATAGATGTATCCTAGAGGAGTTTGATAATCACGACATGCCCTTAGAATATAAGGCAATTAATGCCCTACAAAATACAGGTTGGCGCATTAATACACCTATAGTTACTGTAGTAGAGCAGATATGGGATAGAGGGGGTTCATGGGCAGGGTTACCCAGTAGGGACTCATTACCAATACCCACCTGTCCCCTACCTAAGGACCTAGCTAAGGAAGATATGTCGGTCATGCAAGCCGAACAGTTCAAGATGTGGAAACGTAGGGCTAGTGTGGTGTACAACAAGAACGCTAAGATGGCATCAAAGCGGTTGTCTTTAATACGCACACTACAAATGGCTAAGGAGTACAAGGAAGAACTATACTTCCCCTACCAGAATGACTATCGAGCCAGAAAATACGCGGTTAGCAGTTTCTTAAATCCGCAGGGTACAGACTATAGCAAGGCGTTAATCCATTTCTCTAAGGGTAAACCTATTGCTACGGAACAAGCCTTCCATTGGCTCTGTGTTCAAGGGGCGAACACGTTTGGTAACGATAAGGTTACGTTTAACCAGCGACAGCTATGGGTTGAAGAGAATGAAGAGGCTATACTTAAATCTGCAACAGACCCATTGGGTTATCCTTGGTGGGCTGAGGCAGGTGACCCATTTCAGTTCCTTGCATTCTGTTACGAGTATGCAGGGTTTAAGCGTGAAGGGTGGGGTTACATTAGTCACTTGCCTATAGCTCTGGATGGTCGTAACAATGGCTTGCAGCATCTAAGTGCCTTAGGGCTTGATGCAGTGGGCGGTAAGGCTACTTGCTTGGTCCCAAGTGATACACCAGAGGATATGTATCAGATGGTGTATGAGAAGCTGTGGGCTAAGGTCGAAGAGGATGCCGACAACCCTATGGCGCAAATGTGGTTAGCCTTTGGTGCATCTCGCAAGACAGTGAAGCGTCCTATCATGGTAATTCCGTATGGAGGCAGTAGGTTCAGTTGTTCCGAGTACATACAGGATTACATTAACGAACAGATTGACGAGGGTCAAGAGGATGTATTCGGGGATGAGCAGTTCAAAGCAGTCCTGTACTTATCTAATCTGCTATGGGATGCAGCGAATGAAGCTGTGCCTGCTGCTAGAAAGATAATGGCATACCTTCAGGAGGTGGGTAAGGTGCTGTCTAAGGAGAACTTACCTGTTATATGGAAGACTCCTACTGATTTCTGGGTACATCAAATGTATCCTGATACTGTGGCTAGACGGATAACTACTCATATAGATGGAGTACTTATCAAACCTCAATTACGCATAGATAACTTCAAAGCTATAGATAAAAGGAGAGCAATCAACGGAGTTAGCCCTAACTTTGTCCACTCGATGGACGCTAGTGCCATGACTCTTACTATATGTAAGGCTGTGGATGAGGGTATAAGTTCTTTCGCAATGATTCATGATTCCTATGGAGTACATGCATCTGATACAGAGCTAATGGGTAGACTTATCCGGGAAAGCTTCGTAGAGATTTACAGAACTGACCGACTTACTGAGTTTGCTGACCATGCAAGGGAAGTATTAGGGGATGCTGTGCCACATCCACCAGAGAAAGGCACGTTAGATATAGAGCAAGTATTAGAGTCGAAGTATTTCTTTGCCTAGTAGTTGTACACCAGTGTATAATATAAGGATAATGCAATTAATGGACAGTCTAGTTATAAACTATAAACCGAAATCTGATAACCAGTTTAGCCAGATAAACCAAGAGAAATTGATTCACACAATAAACATTTTAAAGATGAGGGATATAGCAATACCCGTTGACTTACAAGCCAGAGCAGTAGCAGAAGGCATAGATGTCGAAGCAATTCTAAAATCGTAGATACCATAAGGAACAATATGACAACACATACAACAGAAAACTTTCAAGTAATCTCAGGCCAAGCTTATTACTGCGCGTTCATCACACCTGATTCATATAAAGGTGGCCCCAAGACCTACAAAGGTCGTGTGCTTTTAAAAGAAGAGGATGCGGTGGAGCTTATGGCTCACTGTGATTCTTTGGTTGACTCACACCTAGCAGATATAAAGAAGGAGAATCCTAAGAAACGCCAGATTAATGTGCATCAAATGTATTCATTCTTGGATGACTTTCCGGGCATGGTGGCATTCACATTCAAGCAGAATGCCGAAGTACCCACAAGAGATGGTGGTATATGGGAACCTAAAATAGCAATCTACGATGCCAAAGCAAACAGGGATAAAAACATCAAGTCGATACCTAATGGGGCAACCATCAAGGTGGCATGGCAACCAAGAGGGTGGTTTCAAGGGGGCAACAACATGGCTGGTGTCAAAATGCAACCCACCTCTGTACAAGTCATTGATATTAATACTGAATTAGCAGGGGGTCCGGAGGGAAATCCGTTCTCTGAAGTAACAGGACAAGGAGTCTATGAAACGCAAGCATATCAAGAGGCAGCACAAGGCGAGGACTTATTCTCCGCAGAGGCCGAAACAGAACAGTCTGGGTCAGACTTTTAGGAGTAACTTCGAGTACGAATTTGCTGAAGACCTAATCAAACGTAGTGTCCCTTATGAGTATGAACTTGCAAGGGTTCACTACGAGCAGAGAAGGATGTATAAGCCTGACTTTGTATTAGATAACGGAATCATAATTGAAACCAAAGGATGGTTCAAGAGTGCTGACCGTACTAAGCATAAGCTAATTAAAAAGCAGCACCCTGAATTAGATATCCGCTTCATCTTCATGAACCCTGATGCAAAGGGTGAAGGAAGCAAGGTAACTAATGCTGAGTGGTGCAAGAAGAATGGATTCAAGTACGCAAGAATGCGACTACCAAAGGATTGGGAAGATGAGAAGAACGACTGACTTCATAGTAGTCACAGAAGTAAATGATATATGTCCATGTACAGCAAATGAGATTGACAAAGTACATAGACGCTTAGGGTGGCTAAGGATTGGATACCATTTTGTTATCACAAGTGAAGGAGAGATACAAAAGGGGAGGGATGTAGAGCAAGCAGGAGCGCATTCAAGGGGCTACAACGACTGCTCTATTGGTATTGGGTTATGTGGTCCCAACGCTAGTGAAGAGCAGTTGTCCTCATTGATGTTGCTAACCGCTGGCTTAACTGTTAAGTACCCCGGTATAGAAGTTATTAATCACCCTTTGTTTAAGGGTACTGGAGAGGAGTTCAACGCAGAAGAATGGTGGAAGAATACCCTGAATCAAATCTCATAATGAAAACCTCATGTCCTAGCTGTAGTTCGTCAGATGCTAATTGTATCTACGATGATGGGCATGAGTATTGTTTTAGTTGCGGTCATCGCTCCGTAAGTTCAAAAAGCGAATTACCTACAAGGAAACCAAAGATGGCAATAGATTTAATAGAGGGTGGACAGACTCTCCCATTGAATAACAGAGGTATCCACTTAGATACCACTCAGAAATTTAAGTATGAACGAGGCAGATATAACGGTAAGGACTGCCAGATAGCTAACTACTACAATGATGGTAGTCGTATAGCACAGAAGGTAAGGTTTCCTAACAAGGACTTCTTATTCATAGGGGATACTAAACAAGTAGGACTCTATGGGCAGTGGCTGTTCAAGGGTAAAGGTAAGATGGTTGTAGTGTGTGAGGGAGAGATAGACACCTTAACCGTATCTCAAATCTTTGGCAATAAGTTCCCAGTGGTTGGGATACCTAATGGTGCCAACGGTGCAAAGAAAGCCATCAAGAAAGAGCTTGAATGGTTGTGTAAGTTTGACCAAGTTGTCCTGTGCTTTGATATGGATGAACCGGGTCAACTAGCAGCGAAGGAATGCGCTGAGTTGTTCCCACCTAATAAAGCCAGGGTTGCCCATCTACCGATGAAAGACCCCAACGACATGTTGATGTCTAACAAGGTAGTAGAGTTGACTAATGCTATATGGGAAGCTAAGAGTTATCAGCCTGATGGCATCCTTAATGGGATGGACTTATGGGACTTGGTTAGTACCGAAGACAAGACTGAATCGAAACTATACCCATTCGAGGGTATCAACAAGATGACTAGAGGGATTAGGCGCGGAGAGATTGTTACCGTGACCGCAGGGTCAGGGATTGGTAAGAGTCAGATAGTCAGGGAGTTCACTCATCACTTATTAAATCAAGGAGAGTCCATAGGCTACATAGCCTTAGAAGAGAATGTTAAACGCACAGCCTTAGGTTTGATGAGTTTGGCTATCAATAAACCACTTCACTTAGGTACAGAGCATGTAACAGAGGAAGAGTTAAAGATGGCCTTTGATAACACACTCGGTACAGGCCGTGTGTTTCTGTATGACCATTGGGGTAGCACAGAGACAGGCAACCTACTTAATAAGATTAGGTTCTTAGCGACTACAGCGGAGTGCGGTTACATTGCCTTAGACCACATATCAATTTGTGTAAGTGGTATGGAAGGTGGTGACGAAAGGAGAATCATTGATAACTTAATGACTAACTTACGTTCTTTAGCTGAAGAACTTAGTATTGGATTGATACTGGTGAGTCATCTTAAAAGACCTAGTGGAGATAAGGGTCATGAAGATGGGGCTAAGACTTCATTAGCACAGCTAAGAGGGTCAGGCGCTATCGGGCAATTGAGTGATATAGTAATTGGGTGTGAGCGGGACCAACAGTCTGGTGATACAGCTAACACAACCACGGTACGGATACTGAAAAACAGATGGACAGGGCAGACAGGTGTTTGTTCCGTCTTGAACTATGATATCAATACAGGACGTATGATTGAGATAGCCACATCCGAAGAGGATGCTGTAGACATAGGGGACTCAGACCCTTTCAGTAATGTAGATATGGAGGATAACGAATGGGCAGCTTAGAGGTTAATGAAACTGGTTTGTGGATTGGGGAATTTACTGTTACTTGGGATGATGTTTTTAATAGGGTTGTGGAGACATATCCTGGAGGTAGCATGGTTGCTACTCAGGCAGCAAGAGGAATCGTTGAGGAGTTAAGAGCATTAGCAGATGATATCGAAAAGGAATACTAATGAGGTTGGTATTCGATATTGAGACTAATGGGTTGTTGGACAAGGAAGACCTTAAGATTCATTGTATAGGTCTACATGATTTAGACAGTGGGTTGTCTAAAGTCTATGACAATCAAACCCATCCAATCAACACAGCTATTAAGATGCTCAATAGAGCGGACGTACTCATAGGGCATAACATCATAGGATTTGATATCCCTGCCTTGGAGCGCATCAAGTTTTATGGTGGTGTTAGTCAGGAAAACTTTAAGCTAACCGATCAGAAGGTTATAGATACGTTAGTCCTCAGTAGGCTCATGCATCCAGACATTAGAGAGAAAGACTTTAATGCCTTGAAGAAGAAAGTCCCTTGGGTATATAACAATAAGAAGTTGATTGGTAGCCATAGCCTAAAAGCTTGGGGATTGCGATTGAACATCCTTAAAGGTGACTATGGTGATACAACGGATTGGTCCGAATGGTCGCAGGAAATGAGTGACTACTGCCTACAGGACGTAGAGGTAACTACCCATTTATTCAAACAGATGTCGAGGGTTAAGTATTCCAAGTACGCAGTGGAACTGGAGCATGCCATTGCCACGATATGTACCAAGCAACAGGAGGATGGGTTTCCATTTGATGTTCCTAGAGCAAGGAAACTATATGGAGAGCTATGTGCTAAGAGGTCGGTACTAGAGAATAATCTCAAGGATGAGTTTGGTGATTGGTGGATTAATAAGGGTGAGGTAATACCCAAGAGAACACTAAGATTCAAAGATAATATCAGAGGTGATTATACTGAAGGTCAGTCGTACACTCGCGTAATACATACCGAGTTCAATGCTAACAGCAGGGAGCATATAGCAAAGAGACTGATTGATTTGTATGGATGGAAACCAGAACTGTATACAGACAATGGGCAACCTAAGGTTGATGAGACTGTGTTGAGTGCATTGGACTATCCACACGCCAAGCTACTATCTGAATACTTAATGATACAGAAACGAATAGCGCAACTATCCGAGGGGAATCAAGCGTGGTTAAAACTAGAGAAGGAAGGAAGAATACATGGACGGGTTAATACTATGGGTGCTGTCACATCCAGATGTACACACAGCAATCCAAATGTGGCACAAGTACCTAGCGTATCTGCTCCCTATGGTGCGGAGTGTCGCACTTTATTTCATGCTCCCAGTGATTCTTTTCTTGTCGGTGTTGATGTTAGTGGGCTTGAGTTACGTTGTCTTGCACATTATATGCACCCTTTTGACAAAGGTAAGTATGCTAAAGAGTTACTTGATGGGGATATTCACACAGTTAACCAAGAGGCCGCAGGGTTAGATTCACGCTCCCAAGCTAAGACCTTCATATATGGTTTCCTTTATGGTGCAGGACCAGAGAAGCTGGGTGAGATTGTAGGTGGTGGTAAGAAGGAAGGCACGAAGTTACGGAACTCGTTCCTTAAGAAGACTCCTGCTATTAAGAAACTACGCGAAGAGGTCAGTAAGAAAGTTAAAGCGGAAGGGTGGCTCAAAGGATTAGACGGTAGAAGGGTACCCATACGGTCTGAGCATGCAGCCCTCAACTCTCTTCTTCAATCAGCAGGGGCAATCATATGCAAGCAGTGGTTAGTCATCTTACATCAGCAACTAAAACTAAAAGGAATCACAGGGGTTACACAAGTTGCATTTGTACATGATGAAGTACAACTTGTCGTGAAGGGTGATGAATCTAAATCTAAGCAAATAGGGGAACTAGCAATTGAGGCAATACGACTTACTGGAGAATACTACAAATTCAAGCTCCCTCTTACCGGAGAGTTCAACATTGGTAGAAACTGGGCAGAAACTCACTAAGGTATGTTGGACGTGTGGGGAAGTTAAGCCCGTAACCCTATTCTATGGTAAAAAAGAAAATAGAGATGGCAGGGAAAACCATTGTAAGGCTTGTCGTATGGGGCGGCAAAAGGAAATTAGAAAAAGGCCCGTCAGTAAGGTGATGAAATATGGCTATCGCATACTCAGAGAGTACGGACTTACATGGGAGATGCATGAGGAGTTAATTCTACGAGCAAGGGGTCATTGTGAATCCTGTAGAGAACCATTTACTAATGCCAATAGGAGTATACATATAGACCATTGTCACACCACCAAGGATGTACGGGGTTTATTGTGTGGTAGGTGTAACAAGTCAGCAGGGTACTTAATGGATTGCCCTGATAAAATCTTCAGCTTAATTAAATACATAATAGAAACACGCTACGACCCCTTTTTAAAATCAGAAGCCTTACACTTAAGTAAGAAAACCACATAAGGATAACTACACCAAATATGAAAGTAGAACTATTAAACACGATGGGTAACGATGACACAGTGGCTAATGCAGCTAGAGTCTCTTACGCAGAAGAATCCTCGCAGTACACCATAGACCAGAACAATAGGTTGATTAGATACCTAGCGAAGCATGGGCATTGGAGTCCCTTCGGACACATACAGGCGCAGTTCCGAATCAAAGCACCCATCTTTGTTGCCAGACAGTTAGCTAAACATCAGGTCGGGTTAGTGTGGAATGAAATCTCATACCGATATGTCAAAGCCGAACAGTCTTATTGGAAACCCATATCATTCAGGAAGGACGATAAGGCCATCAAGCAAGGCTCAGGGAAAATAGGATTATCAGGGATGAAGAAGTCTATGGCTGATTGTGTTTATCGGTCAGCTATCCAGACAAGTCAGGTGGCATACGAAACCCTATTGGGCATGGGGGTCAGCAAGGAACAGGCAAGGGCAGTGCTACCAACAGCAATCAATACAGAATGGTATTGGACAGGTTCAGTCTTAGCATTCGCAAGAGTCTGTAACTTAAGATTAGACAAGCATGCCCAGCAAGAGACGAGGGAGATAGCACAGCAGATATCTGACCAGATAGAGATATTCTTTCCTGAAGTATGGGAAGCATTAACAGGGGAACGCAATGAAGACTGAGCTAATAATAGATGGGGACATCGTAGTCTTCCAAGCATGTGCGGCTAGTGAACGAGCTACTAAATGGGATGATGAGTTATGGACTCTCCAGACCGATGAGGGTGAAGCTAAACACAAGGCACACCAATCAGTTGAAAGAATTATCAAGTCGGTAAAGGGTCACTACCCTGATACGTCTACTGTACTGATTGCTTTCTCAGCTAAGGATAACTTTCGTAAAGAAGTATACCCAGACTACAAAGCTAACAGAGTTAAGAAAAGAAAACCGTTGTGCATCCCAGAAGTCGTTGCGTACTTAGGACAGCACTACACCTCCGAGATATGGCCTAAGATTGAAGCAGATGATGTGATGGGGATATGGGCTACAAACTCATCTGATACCTCAATCATCTACTCTGCCGATAAGGATATGGCAACAATACCCGGCTGTATTCATATACGGAATCTTGATGATGCCCCTGTGGAAATAACACAGATTGAAGCAGATAGAAACTGGTTCACTCAGGCACTCACTGGGGATAGCGTGGACAACTACCACGGTGTAAAAGGAATTGGACCAGTGAAAGCAAAGCGTATCCTGGCCGAAGCAACTACTGAAAAGGAGATGTGGGAGCTGACACTAAAGGCTTTCGTAAAAGCAGGGTACACACAGGGGGAGTGTTTAACACAGGTCAGGCTTGCCCGAATCTTGAGAGCAGGAGATTACACCGCAGAGAATGAAGTTGTCCTATGGAGTCCAGCAGATGAGTATTAATAAGCCAAGCCCAGAGGAGTGGGACTCTCTCCCTAACGCCCTATATGCCGACCCCATGATGTCAATATATAAAGCCCGTAGACTTAACGCAAAGGATAAGCAAGTAGGCGGTAACCACTACAAGGACATGGCTATTCAACCCATTGATTATTGTGTAGAGAACAAGCTAGACCCATACCAAACTAATATTATTAAGTACGCCAGCAGGATGTACAGCAAGAACCAGTGTTTATCTGACCTAGATAAAATCATACATTACGCTGAACTTGCTAAAGAGAATGCAATTAAAAAAGGAATCAAATGAAGAACCACCCAACTATACCAAGCACTCACTTCACGGAGACATTCAAGAACTACCAAAAGGTTGCACAGGAGACTGCCATTTACTCAGAGGAGATAGCAATAGATTATCTTACGACAGGGTTAGCAGGCGAGGTCGGTGAGTTCACAAGTATCGTGGCTAAACAATTAAGGAAAGGTAATTATAGTCGGGGGCCGTGGAAAGCTACAAACCTCAAAGCTTATCCATTGGATGATGTAGCAGGGGAACTAGGTGACATCTTATGGTTCGTAGCCCAACTAGCTACCACGTTTGAGTTGGACTTAGCTGATATAGCCAACAAGAACTTAGCGAAACTAAAGTCCAGAAAGAAGCGTGGTGTCATTGAAGGCTCTGGTGACTACAGATGATTCAGATAGACAAGTCAAGGAACGCTGTACTATCGGAACAATCACAGTCATTGCTGTCAGACTACTACACACTAGATGGTGAAGACATACAAGATGCTTTCGCAAGGGCAGCAACAGCATACTCAGGAAGAGATGAAGGGTTAGCCCAGCGGATATATGATTACGCTAGTAAAGGTTGGTTTATGTTCTCCAGCCCTATACTATCGAATGCCCCCAAGGAGGGGGAGTCTACTAAGGGGTTACCCATATCATGCTTCCTATCATACGTGCCAGATACGTTGGAGGGCTTGATTGAACATCAAGAAGAGTTAGCGTGGTTGTCAGTAAAGGGTGGGGGTGTAGGTGGACACTGGTCAGATGTGAGAGCGGTGAGTGATAAAGCTCCCTCCCCCATCCCATTCATGAAAGTAGCTGACTCTGCCATGACTGCATACAAACAGGGGAAGACAAGGAAGGGCAGCTATGCAGCTTACCTCAGCGTCTCCCACCCAGACATAATGGAGTTCCTTGACATACGCCTACCTACAGGCGGTGATGCTAATCGTAAATGTTTCAACCTAAACAACGCGGTCAACGTAACTGATAAGTTCATGGAGAAAGTCAGTAAGGATGAACCGTGGGACTTGATTGACCCACATGATGGAACTGTGCGCGATACTGTTAGCGCAAGGAAGTTATGGGAAAAGATACTCGAAGTTAGATTCCGCACAGGTGAGCCTTATGTAAACTTCATTGATGAAGCGAACAGACATCTGCCACAAGCACTTAAGGATAAGGGCTTAAAGATTCACGGTAGTAACTTATGCAATGAGATACACCTACCCACATCCCCAGACCGAACAGCAGTCTGTTGTCTGTCTAGTGTGAACCTAGAGAAATACGATGAATGGCGCGATGATTCTTTATTCATTGGTGACCTCATTAGAATGCTTGATAATGTGTTGACTGAGTTCATCGTACACGCGCCACCTCAGTTACATCGAGCAGTACGTTCTGCCATAGCTGAGAGAAGCTTAGGCTTAGGGGCTATGGGATTCCATGCCTTATTACAGAAGAATGGTGTACCTTTTGAATCCGCACAAGCCAGCGGTTTGAATCGTAAGATATTCTTGGGTATCAAGGAACAGGCAGTTAAAGCCAGCCAGCAACTTGCATTAGAGAGGGGGACTTTCAGAGATGGTATGGATACTAAGATGCGTAACAGTCACCTATTAGCCATTGCACCCAATGCTAATTCCTCGATGATTGTAAGCACATCACCGAGCATAGAACCGTGGAAGTCAAATGCATTCGCACATCGTACCAGAGTAGGTACACATCTTATTAAGAACAGATATCTAGATAAGAAACTATGGGAAGTGGCTGAGATATACGGGCATGCTTCTGAGTGGGTTGAAGAGCAGTGGCAATCAATCATACACAGCGAAGGGTCTGTACAACATCTTGATTGTTTTGATGCCTGGACTAAGTCGGTATTCAAGACAGCATTTGAAATAGACCAACACTGGGTAGTCCAACATGCAGCCGACAGACAGCCGTGGGTGTGCCAAGGCCAGTCCGTGAACTTGTTCTTCCCTTCAGGGGTAGAGCGACACTATGTCAATTCAGTACATTTAGATGCATGGAAGAAAAAACTAAAAGGATTATATTATTTGAGAACATCATCAGGACATACAGCAGAACAGGTGGGGCGCAAAGTAGAACGTGTAGCCTTAAAGGATTTCGGTGAAGAAGATGTAGAAGAGGGGTGCTTATCATGCGAGGGTTAGGTGGTTTCTCTGCCCATGAGGAAGACCCTCTGGGGGGTGAGTGTGTGTGTAATGACTGTGGGAGTGGGAATGTGAGGTGTAATTGGGAGGGCTATGCTTACCGCTGTGATGGCTGTGGCGATAACTATATTGAATATTTAGACGTTGAGGAAGGTGTAGAAACATGCGAGGGTTAATGGAACAACTCACTGAACGAATCAAACATCTTGAGCAGATAACCATCCAGCTAAGAATGGACATTGAAATGTTAAAGGCACAATCAGCAATCCAACGGAGAGACGATGCTAACAAAAGCAACAAAAACGTATAAACCTTTTCAGTACCCTTGGGCTATGGAGTTAGCAGAAGACCATGAAAAGATTCACTGGGGAACATGGGAAGTTAAGTTGCAGGAGGATGTCAATCAATGGAAAGGTAACGACATCACACCCAAGGAGAAGCATCACATCACCCAGATACTGAGGCTCTTTACTCAGAGTGATGTTCAAGTAGCCTCAAATTACTGTGACCTCTTCATACCATACTTCAAGAATAATGAAATTAGGAATATGTTGCTTTCATTCGCGAATAGGGAAGGCACACACCAACGGGCTTATGCCCTTCTCAATGACACGCTGGGGCTAGATGAGTCAGAGTATGCAGCATTCCTTGATTACAAACCGATGGCAGATAAGATTGAGTTCATCGCAGCAGGAGGCGGTTCAATACTTAGGGATGATGAGGAAGTAGGATATGCGTTAGCGCAGGCATGCATCAATGAAGGCGTAGGGTTATTCAGTGCATTCGTAATGCTCCTGAACTTCCAGAGGTTTGGAAAGATGAAGGGTATGTGTGAAGTAGTCGAATGGAGCATCAGGGATGAGACTAAACATGTAGAGGGTATGACACAACTCTTCAAGCATTTCCTTAGGGAGAAACCACGCTTAGTTAAAGATTCGTTTAAGGAGTACATCTACGAAACAGCAAGGACAGCAGTTCAATTAGAGGACGATGTGATTGATTTAGTGTTTGAGGATGGAGACATGGAAGGTCTTACTGCTGAAGAAGTAAAGGAATACATTCGCTACTTAACAGACAGACGACTTATTCAGTTAGGGCTTAAAGGTAACTATGGCATTAAGGAAAATCCACTGCCTTGGGTCGATTGGGTCGTTGCAGGAGATTCATTCAAAAACTTCTTTGAAGGTACAGTAACTGACTACTCAGCATCAGGCATGCAAGGGGATTTCGGGTGGTAATAGCTTTTAAGTGTGCTACCTCATCTTGCTGCCTAAAAGGGTCATGTGAACGCTATTCCTTTAAAGGACTTAAATCATTGAATGTAAAGGTATCCCTCTACGAGGGGGGTACTCAATGTAAACAATATGTCAAGGGTAATAAATGGACAGTATAGACCATAGGAACCTATTAGGTAGAACCATACATGTAGCTGATTCATTAATAACAGACCTAGCTGAACAGTTCCCTGACAAACTACCCAGAAATAAGGAGGCTGATATATCGTTCTTAAGAGGGCAGCAGTCGGTCATAGACTATTTAATAAGACTTAACTCAGAACTACAGGAGAAATAACCATATGTGTTCCAGTTCCCCCAGCCCACCGCCAGCACCCGTGGCTCAAGCAAGACCTGCTGTAATTGCGACAGCAGAAACAACAACCCCCACACTAGCCCTTAATTCACCTAGTAAAGCGTTAGCAAAGAAAAGGAGAGGCAAAAAAGCCTTTAAGCAAACGAATAATGTATCTGGTGTCAACACTCCAGGAACTAATGGAGGTGGGTTATCAATACCTACATCTACAGCATAAACATATAGGAACTAAATGGAAGAGCAGACAATCGCTGCGTCCGTTGCGAATAGGTATCAACAACTAGAGACTTATAGAACATCGTTCTTACAGAGAGCAAGGGACGGGGCATTGGTCACTATCCCTTCGCTCTTCCCGCAAGAAGGTTCATCAGGATTCACTACATTTCCCACCCCCTTCCAGAGCATCGGAGCTAGGGGGCTAAACCACTTAAGCAGTAAACTACTAGTAGCACTGCTCCCTCCTAACGCACCGTTCTTTCGACTTACCCTCGATGACGCTACCTTAGCAGAATTGGGGCAGGACGAATTAGCAAAGGGGGAGATAGAAGAGGGGCTGTCAAGGATTGAAAGAACAGTTATGCAAGAGATTGAAACCTTAGCATTACGAGTCCCTTTCTTTGAAGCCCTCAAACAGCTAGTGTTAGCAGGGAATGCTCTTGTGTATATGCCCAAGAAGGGTGGTATAAGAATATTCTCCCTAGACCGCTATGTTGTCAAGAGAGATGCCTCAGGTAATATACTTGAGATTATCACCAAGGAATCCGTCAGTCCTCTAATGTTGCCGAGAGCAGCACAAGAGTTACTAGGTGAAGTGAACGATAACAATAAATCACTAGACTTGTATACCTATGTCAAACGAGACACAGGAAAATGGATAGTTGTCCAAGAAGTTAAAGGGCAAGTAATACCGGGTTCACAGGGTACATACCCTTTAGACAAGAACCCATTTATCCCACTACGATTCAACCGTATTGATGGGGAGGATTACGGTCGAGGATTCATCGAAGAGTATATCGGTGACCTACAATCCCTAGAGTCTTTATCCAAGGCAATAGTGGAAGGGAGCGCGGCATCAGCCAAAGTCCTATTTATGGTATCCCCTAACGGAACTACTAAAGCGAGAACACTGGCTCAAGCACCTAATGGCGCTATTGTGCAAGGTTCCGCGCAGGACGTATCTACGTTACGGGTTGAGAAGCACAACGACTTCAGAGTTGCCTTAGATACTTTAAGTAAAATTGAAGAGAGAATGGCTTATGCCTTCATGCTAAATACAGCCATCCAACGTAAAGGAGAGCGAGTAACAGCAGAAGAAATAAGGTATATGGCACAGGAACTTGAAGGAGGATTAGGTGGACTTTATTCCATACTTTCCCAAGAGTTTCAACTACCCCTCATAACCCTATTAATGCAGAGGTTAGAGAGTTCAGGCAAGCTACCTAAGCTACCTAAGAATACTCTCAAACCTCAAATTACTACAGGGATGGAAGCGTTAGGAAGAGGTCATGACCTTAATAAACTATCTCAATTCCTCCAAGGCTTACAACCATTAGGTCCTGAAGTAATCCAACAAGAACTAAATGTATCAGACTACATAGATAGGCTGGGAGCATCACTGGGCTTGGACACTAAAGGGCTAATAAAATCTGATGAGCAACGACAGCAAGAACAACAAGCAACGGCACAGTCATCAGAAGACCAATACAGAAGAGATTTAGCTATGAAAGTAGCCCCCGGAGCCGCCAAGGATATGGGGGGAGCAATCTCAGAACAAATGATGAATCAATAACAAGGACGAATAACAAATGGCAGACCTGAACGAACTCAATACTCACGCAGAAGAACCTGTGGAAGACCAAGAATACATCGACAAGATGGTAGCAAAAGCAGAAGGTGTACAACCTGATGTGCCTGAAGAAGAAGATGTTGAGGAGGAGGTACAGGAAGAAGAGGGTAACAATGAAACTGAAGAGGAATCACCCGAGTGGCTCCCAGATAAATTTAAATCCCCCGAAGAGTTAGCGAAAGCTTATTCAGCACTAGAGAAGAAGCTAGGTGAAACCCCTGAAGATAAGGGAGAAGACCTTAATGCTACTCCATCTGAACCTATGGACTTTCAATCTCTATCAACAGAGTATTGGGAAGAAGGTCAGCTATCCGATAGTAGTTATGAGAACTTAGAAAATATGGGGATCCCAAGACACATTGTGGATGCCCATATCGCAGGACAACACGCTGTAGTAAGTGAGGTACAAAACACCGTTTATAAGGAAGTCGGTGGTGAGGCCCAGTACCAAGAGATGATGTCTTGGGCGCAGGAGAACCTCTCTGAATCTGAAACAGCTATGTATGACCAGAGCGTTAATAGTAATAACCTTGACCAAACACTTTATGCAGTAAAAGGCTTACATGCCCGGTATGCATCAGAAGTGGGGGTCGAACCCAGCTTAGTACAAGGGGATTCAACTCCATCCAGTACAGGTGCTTACGCATCAGCCGCAGAAGTTAAGCAAGATATGTCAGATAGACGCTATTCAACTGACCCTGCCTTCAGGGAACGAGTTGCACGAAAACTAGCAAAATCCAACGTCTTCTAAAAACAGAAGCAAACCGCACAGAAATCTACCGAGTATCTCTGACCCATCATGGATGGATAATCACAGGGAAAGATGACCACAAGTGCAACACATACACTTAAACAATACTTAAATACAGGTAGAAAAGAAACATGGCATTACCACATCAAGCCCCTAGCAGATTAGGGCAATTAAACGCAGCAGGCGACAACAGAGAATTATTCCTTAAGCTGTACGCTGGCGAAATCTTAACAGCATTTGAAGAACGAAACATCTTCATGCCTTTACACCGCACACGCTCAATCAGCAGCGGTAAATCAGCTACATTCCCAATGGTTGGCACAGCGACAGCTAAGTATCATACTCCGGGAACAATGATTGAAGCTGATTCAGTTAAACATGGTGAGCGAGTTGTTACTGTTGATGATTTATTAATCTCTACACAGTTCATCTCTAACATTGATGAAGCGATGAACCATTATGATGTTCGTTCTATCTACTCAAGAGAGGCAGGTAATGCTCTTGCGAATCAAATGGATAAGAACATCTCACGTATCATTGCTAAGTCAGCAAGCATCACTACTAAAGCTCTAGCTACAACAGCAGGTCTTGCAGGTGTAATTGATGACGAAGCTTATACATCAAACGTAACTATTGGTACTACAGCAGCGCATGCTACTGACGGTACTAAGATAGCTGCTGCAATCTACAGCGCCTTGGCAGAGTTCGATAAGAAAGACATCACAGGCGATAAAGTCTGTGTATTACCACCAGACCAGTATTACTCTCTGTTCAATGTGGAAGCAGGTGTTAACACTCTAGCTTACATGAACAAAGACGTAGGCGGTTCAGGTTCTATGTCACAAGGTACAGTCCCTGTTATTGGCGGTGTTAAGATTCTAATGTCGAATCACATCCCACAAACCAATGAGACTACATCCACTGGTGACCCAGAGCCAATCACCTCTACTAGAACAGCAGCATACCGCTCTAACTACAGTAAAGTACGTGGCTTAATCTTCTCAGCAGATGCTGCCGCCACAGTCAAGCTGTTAGACTTAGGTGTTGAGTCTGAGTACCAGATTGAACGTCAAGGTACATTAATGGTAGCTAAGTATGCGTGTGGACATAACATCCTACGTCCTGCTTGTGCCATTAGCTTGAACGCAGTGTAGTAAAGAAAGTAAATAAGTAAGTAGGCCCCTTTGATATTAATTCAGAGGGGCTTTTTTTTATGTCACAAGGAAAACAATATGCTACCAACTAGCAGACTTGAAGCAGTAAATGAGATGCTTTCTTGTGTAGGTGAAGCCCCTGTTAACCAACTGGACAATGGGTACATTGAATCGGATATTGCTGAGAACATTCTCGACTCCGTTTCAAGAGAAACCCAATCTAAAGGATGGAACTTCAATACAGAGGATGATTGGGAATTAACTCCTGACTCAAATAAGAATTTATGGTTACCCCCAAACGCCTTAAAGGTGGATGGTGTAGTTCAGAACCGAAGGGAAAACTGGATTATGCGAGGTAGTAAGTTGTATAACAGAGTAACCAAATCCTACACATCTGAAAGCCCCGTTAAAGTAACATTAACGATACTCTTAGATTTTGAAACCCTACCAGAAGCAGCCAGACGTTACATTACCCTAAAAGCAGCCAGAATCCTACAAGACAGGACGATGGGCTTAGGTAACCTACACCAATTTAATATGCAAGATGAACACAACGCACTCATAGAGTTGCGAGATATGGACGCAGAGGTCAATGACTTTTCCATATTTGATTCATTTGATACATACCAGATAATAAACAGAAGTGGAGGAAATATTAGATGACATATATCTCCTCTACTGTGCCGAATTTAATAAACGGCATATCCCAACAACCGTCCGCATTTAAACTAGCAACACAAGCAGAGTTTCAATTAAATGGGGTCAGTTCGGTGGTGCATGGCCTAAAGAAAAGACCACCCAGTGTTCATAAGAGTAAGGCATCACACTATGTAGACTCTAGCAGTTTCACTCATACATTAGATTATGGTCAAGGGGAGTACTATACAGTTGTCGTAAAGGATGGCAATATCATAGTCTTAGACAATGAGGGCCAGCAAAGACGATTAGACCACATCACCGCAGCGGGAAATAATGAGTCAATTTTTCAAACCCCCCATGTTTTAATATCAGCAACGATATATGACCACGAATACGGTGGGCGTAGGGTTAAATTTAAATTTGAAACGCCTGTACAGCACCTAGTGGTGGGGGATATCACACTCGCCAACCAGCGCGGTGTCATAGATAACTTAGAACAAGACCTTGAAGACGCAAGTTTATGGACAGCACGTTGGAGGTCTGAGTACCTCATTGATGCACTAATATCTCCTAGAATAAGTAGTATAGAAGCTCAGGACTACTCAAATTTCACACTCATAGCGTTCCATCTGCTTGATATTGGTTGGGATGATGCGACCGATGACATGGTACACCCTGATATGTTCGATATTAGCTTCGGGGGTTTAATTCCTTGGAAGAAGTCAACGGGACCTTGGTTTACTGATGATTCTGTTGAAGGAGAGTACTTCGTCCGACAAGGCAACACCTTCTTCGGTGCGTGGAGGCACCTAATAAGCACTCCTGTAGGCTCTGACTTGGTGGCCTACCATAACGATTATACAACTAATCCATTTCCCAACACAGCTAATACAGATTCAGGTATGTCCCCCGTACCTTCAGAGTTAATGCAGCTTATAAACCCGCAACCCCCTGAATTTTGGCAGGATATAAACTTGTTTTTCGGAGTGGAGAACTATGCACTGGCTCCTGTGCCCGACGTGTATTACACAGCATCCGACAGCACAACAGGATTGGTTGAGTACCTAAATGCATCAATTAGAATAGACGGCTCACATGAATACTACAGTCCAGTTACCTACCTACAAGGATTATCTGACCCTAAGACGCAGCTAAGTGCAACAACAATCGCTGACCACACATACATAGTTAATAAGACTATCAAGGTTGAAAAGGATACTGCGAAAGTAACTAAACGCCCTTATGAGGGATTAGTATATGTTAAGAATGGGGGTTATGCAACAAAGTACACAGTTGTTGTTGAGGCAGGCATTCAGACAAGGACTTACGAGCTAACAACCAATGATTCGACCCATGAAGCCCACGAAGCGTCAATAGCTACAACAACGATTGCTAAAGACCTATTCGGTTATATGGTTATAGGTACACCAACTGATGTAACGGAGGTATACTCTCCGAGTAAATTTTACGATGCTGGTGATATAGTTATATATAACACTAAGTATTATCAAGCTGATATTTCCACAGATGAGAATCAATCCGACTCTGTTTGGGACCAGTATGATGAGGATGCTTGGTGGCCCTTAGCTGGTTCGGACAGGACACCGGGGGCCGCTCTGAGTATGTGGTCTGAAATAATCAATTATGGTGGCTCACAAGATACGTTAGTAGGGTTACCCGATGGACTAAGTGCCTCCTTACATGGGAACCAAATTAGGATTTGGTCTACAACAACCAACTTCAAACTTAAAGCCACAGACGATAGGGGTGGAACATATATGTTCGCCTATAAAGGTCAAGTGGATGATTTTAAGAAGTTACCTACACAAGCGAATCTAGGGTTTAAAATAACGGTTGCAGGTAATAACGAGAAGCAACAAGATGACTACCATGTACAGTATCAAGACATCGCTGGTCTAGGGAAAGGTGTATGGAAAGAGTGTCCCAAAGACCTTACAAATTATAAGATTAATGCATCCACGATGCCCCATGTTTTAATAAAAGAACCTGACGGTACTTTCCATTTCAAAGAGTCCACATGGGACAACAGGCTAGTGGGGGACGAAGATACTAACCCATTTCCATCATTCGTAGGCCAGACCCTCAATGACTTATTCTTTTACCGGAACAGGTTGGGGTTGCTGGCAGGGGAAAATGTAATCCTTTCTGAGGTAGGGAGCTTTTGGAACTTCTTTCACACTACAACCTTAGTATTATTAGATTCTTCACCTATTGATATTGCAGTATCAACAGACAAACAAAATGAGTTACAGAGGGCAGTACCCTTCAATACCGCGCTGATGTTATTTTCCGATAGCACCCAGTTTACGTTAGAAGCAGGGCAAATTCTAGCCCATGATACAGTGTCTGTGGAGGTAGCAACACGGTTCGATTCTGACCTCCGTTGCAGCCCTGTAGGTAAAGCAACCTTTGTATTCTTTGCTTTTAAGAGAGGAGAGTATGGGGGAATTAGGGAATATTATGTAGCAGAGGGTGAAGACGTTACCAATGCTGATAACATCACCAGCCATGTCCCTGAGTTCATAGAGGGAGCTATACAAGCCATAACTGTATCATCCGTTGAAGATATGGTAGTGATTAGGGCTGATGGAAAGCCTAATGAGCTATACATCTACAATTATTATTGGGCTAATAAAGAGAAGAAACAGGCTGCATGGCACAAATGGGATTTAGGTGCTGAAGTTGTGAGTGCAGAGTTCGTAGAGTCTGAGTTGGTTCTATTGGTTAATAGACCCACAGGAACTTGTGTTGAAACAATCAATTTATCGAGAGATGCAACCTCCGAAGTTATGGATTATGGGCAGGGGCTGTTATTGGATAGAAGGGTGGAAGTATCAGATGATACTCCTGAACCAATACTACCTTTTATAGAAGGAGAGAGTCCTTTATGGTACAACCAGAAGGGAGAGTATATAGGGAAAGGCATTACAACCCCCATAGCTAGACCTCCCGGAGATACCTTTTATGCAGGTATACCGTATAGTTTTGAATATAGATTCTCAGAGTTCCTAATACGGAATGAGGGGAGGGCTGTAACGCCCACTAAGCTGAAGTTGAAAAGCATTAACGTACAATATGATAATGCTAGTTCCTTTGATGTAGTAGTTGAACCTGTAGCAGGAAAAAACCAACTCCGACCATCCTACAGCAGGTCTTTCGCAGCCCCTATTGGGAGTAGTAATACCATACTTAATCAAGTAATAATAGATTCAGGCAAATTCAAAGTCCCTGTATGGGGAGATGCCCCATCATATAGGGTAACCCTAAAGAACGAGTCCGTATACCCCAGCAGCTTTCAAACAGCAGAATGGACAGCAACATATAGCAAACACTCAAAAGGAACTTAATTTGGTAAAGAATAGGGCGTACATACGCAAAGCAAGGAAGAAAGACTGCAAACAACTAGCTAGAGTAATGAGGGAAGCAGATGTAAAGGAAGTGAAGGCTAGTCATGGTCACACGCCCTATGAAGCTCTACTAAACTCTTATAAGGAAAGCTACACCTGTTCATCGTGGGTCTTCAATGGTCAGGTCATTGCGATGTGCGGTGTAGCTAAGATGGATAAGCATACAGGCTCACCTTGGCTGTTAGGCTCAGATGAGCTAGTTAAGACACCAAGGGTAACCTTTGCATTACTCCGTGAGTCCACCAAGTGGATAGAAAGAAAACAAAAAAACCACCCCTTACTGGTGAACTATGTTCATGCAGAGAATGAAGCCTCGTTGAAGTGGTTGAAGCATTTGGGATTTAGATTTATAAGAAAGGTTGAGTTTAGTAATGAGCCTTTCCTTGAAGTAGTGAGGATAAAAGAAGAATATGTGTGAACCAATATCAATAGGACTTGCCATAGGCGCAATGTCTATGGCTTTGTCAGCAGTAAAATCAAAGATGACGAATGATGCCGCAAAAGCGGATTATTACGGTAAGGTACAAGCGTCACAAGCAGCCGCGCTACAAGGTACAAGAGATAGAGAGAATACGGATGCGAGGCTCGTCAGTGAGAGAGCAGCAGCAGAACGGAAGGTTACTGGTAATCAGATGGAGGCCACCCTAAAGGCTGAAGAGTTGAGGGGGAAAGCCCTCGCTCAGGGGGCTAACGGAAGCGTGGCTTCGGCAGCAGGGGTAGACCAGCAAGACCGTATGTTTTACTTAGGAGCGGAAGGTGTTAGAACAGCAGGTATCCACTATCTAGAAGAGAACAAGCGTTCTCTGACATCTAAAGCAAAAGAGGCATACGATAAGCAGATGGCACAATTGTGGCAGAACAGACCCGGAGCCGCCCCAGTTAACACAACGGGCATAGACTTAACAGTAGGCGCACTGAATGCTACAAAAGCAGGTTTTAATGCTTATGGAAGCGCGGTAGATGCAGGAATAGGTTCAACAGCGGTGGCTGGATAATGAGTATATCAGCACTGAAGCTGGCGAGAGTAACAGCAGATTCCATAAAGAAACTAGAACTAGACCCACAGGCTATCGAGAAGGCTGTAGATTCCTACCAAGGAGCTATAAGAGGTGACCGCTCTGTCGGTAATAACTTAAGAAGACAATCAGATAGCGTAGAGAACTTAAGGAGGGCTATTACCTCCACGGTTCCCCAAGCTATTAAAGGACTCTCTGATATCGGGGACCAAGAAGCTTATGATGAGTGGTTAACCGCTGATGATAAACAAAAGGATATTTGGAGGAAGGCGGTAAAGAATGGAGACATAGCGGGATTTCATAGCCCTATGTTTCAACACGGCTTGAAGAAAATGATTGCCGCTGACCACGTAAACAAATACTCCCTTTCCTTTCAAGAGAATTACGTAAAGGCTAGAAATGACAATGAGAACAATAAGAAATTCCAGAATGATGAAGGTGGGTTTGACTTTACTAAGTGGCAAGAACACCACTTCAGAGATTACTCGGAAGCGAATGGCCTTACGGGGCTGGGTTCGGTCCCCTATAGCATCTTTGCTAAAGGCATTGGACCTGTACATCTAAAAGCCCAAGCTAGACTTGCAGAAGCTAAGGGCGCAGTAGCAGAAGCCGAACACCAAAGGTTATTCGGTGTAACGGTGAAAGGGATTTTGAGTGACTCAAGTACCGACTATGCAACAAAAGCATCTTTAATAAATACTAAGTTCCATGAGATAGTCAAGCAAACAGGTGTCCTTACAGAACCTTATATTACACAATCGAAGGCTGCTGCAAGAGAGTTATACCTTGAGGAAACTTTGAAGGGGACTACGGACGCAGACCAGTTTCTTACAGCCTACGGATTAACAGATACTGGCGGTGGTGTAACATTTAATAGCACTACTGGATATTCCAAGTGGGTTGAAGGTGTGAAACGTGAGGGGGATGAAGCATGGGCGCGACAACAAAAGAGGGAGATAGATAAAGATTCTGTGGAGAGGTATAAGTACCAGAAGCAGTTAACAAAGGAGTTTGGTGAGTCTAGCTTGGGAGAAAAAGAGTTTTTTGAAACCAGAAAAGATGAGTTTAACGGTAAAATCAAGTCGTTAACCCTTTCAGCAAACCCTCAAGACCAAGCATTGCGTTCCATGCTTTTAAACATGAGAGACGGGGGGATGGATGCCGAGGAATTTACAACAGCCGTTACTACTATTAATATTAATGATGATTGGGATGATATTAAGGCAGATTTTGTGGCTAAGGGGGCTACACCTACCCAAATAAAAGAGCTTGAAGAGCGGCTAACTTTAAGAGCGGAAATGGGTACTGGGATTGATGGAGACGTAGAAGGTACTACTTTGCAGGGGAAGTGGTTGGCAAAGAATGCGGCAGATATCGAAGACTATGTAGGTCCTGGGAGTGAAGCGTCTAACACAGATCAGATTCCTATAACGATAAGAGCGCCTTGGCATGATAAATACTGGGGTCAGTATGAAAAAGCCATATGGCAAATCTCCCAGCTAAAGGATGATGACGGTAAAAAACTACCCTTATCGGAAAGAAGGAAAAAAGCACAAGAGGCATTAGCTGTATACAACACATCAATGCAGAAAGAAATGGATGACTATATCTCAGCGCAGGGGGTTGTTAAAGCAGCTAAGGATAAAGAAACAAAGCATAACAGTATATTTGATGAGTGGATGCAGCAAAACAAAAAGGATGCTAGTTTATTCATATATGGTGACCACTGGACCAGAGAGGGGCAGACGATACTAAGTGATATAACTGATATTGAAAAGTACCCGAAAGGTAGCCCAAAACGTCAGGCAGCAGTGGATAAAGCAAATCAAGCGGTGCTGAAGAGTAAACGGTATGAAGTTATATCCAAGCAGTATGAAATCCCCTTGACCCTTGAGAATATGCATAAGATTGAACCTTTAGTTAAAAAGACTGTAGACAGAGTGCGTAAAGAAAGGGACTTACCACCTGAAGATAAGAAGAAGATACAGGAACAAGCTGTTGCAGCTATAGCCGAAGTAACTATAACACCTGCGGAAGTAAAAGCAGGAGTACAAGAATGGACAAAGGCGATTGCTCAAAGGCCTGAATTTAAGGCGATTGCGCCTGAATTTAAGGAGGGTGCTGCGCAAGTCGCTGTAGCTGGTATTCAGGATATTCAGGGGGTTGTAGACGGTATAACCAACATGCCTGAAAATGTAAAGGGGTTGTATGATAATGCCCAAACATGGATGACAGAACTTAAAGCAAATAACCCAGGCCTTGACTCTACAGTACTTGATGACCTCTTGGGAGGGATTGGTAGTTTCTTTGTATCTGACGCTGGGGCTGCTGATAAAGTCGTAGACCCTACGGAAGGTGTCATGCAGACATCCCCAGAGTCTAACACTGGTGTAAGTGGTTCAGGGAGAACGGTAAGTGGGCATACGATGGCTCAGACGTACAACGCATCCACTACAAAAGAAAAGGCTAACTATGAGGTAGGTCTTGCTAAAGTGAGGAAACAACTTGCAACAGGTGTCGGCCTTACCCCCACCATGAAGAAGAATATAACCATGATGAAGGGACATTTCAAATCTGGTGTTGGTGCTTTCAGTGAAGAGCTAAAGACATTAGGGATGAGTTCATCAGAGTTTATAACAGCCGCTATTGAGATATATGGACAGGAGACAGTCTTTGGTACATACATCAACCCCGAGACAAAAGCTAAAATAAGTAGCACAGGAGCGCGTGGGGAGATGCAGATAGTCTACCCTACATTCGTAGATATGGCAAAGAGAAATATAATTGGTGATAAAGCTTATAAAGCAATGGGAACAACAAGAGCTAAGGTAAAGGCAATGTTACACGATTATAAAAACCATAAGAAGCTCTCCACAGCCGAGAAAGCAGGCGCTAGAAAGTTCTTACTAGACAACCATAAGGCTAACGCAGTCATTGCGATGGCTAAAATGGTTAATGGAATGAAGGCATGGAAAGATGCTGGTAACAGCTTATACGATAAAGTAAAGAGAGGATAATAATGAGTGAAGAGATTAACACCTCGCGAGGCTTATCAGAAGAGGAGCTAAGAAGCTCTTATGGTAATCTCAACGAGGGACACCTCGCATTTGAACAACAACTGAATGAGGAAACAACCGGAGTACTAGGCCATACTGGTGACATATTAACTGGTATCGGACATGGGGCTATGGATGCCGTAGATGAAACATTACAGTTCGGAGCCGGTATAGTAGATGGCACCCTTGAGAAAGCAGGGGAGCTAGTTGGTAAAGATTGGGACATAATTGACGATACCTCCTACCAAGGGGAAATCCTTCAGTTCTTTCCTAGACCTGTGACCACAGCGGGAAAGATGGTAGAAGATATCACCCAGTTTGGAGTGGGATTAATAGGCGCAGGCAAGCTAACAGCCTTTACTAGGGGGGTTGGTTTAAATGCGTTTAAGAACGCTGGTAAGGACTCCCTGAAAGGTAAAGTGGGGAAGGGAGTCTACAAAGGACTCGGTAAGAATGCTAAAGGACGCACAAAGTTTAGTGTCCTAACAGCCGAGAGTGCTACAGCAGCCTTAGTTGTGCAAGACCCTTATGAGGACACCTTAGCAGAGATAATGCAACATACCCCTGCATTAGCTAACCCTGTAGCAGACTTCTTAGCTAACAAGATTGGGGACAGCGAACTTACGATGCGCCTCAAGAACGTAGGGGAGGATATAGTGTTCTCCTTAGGGTTGGAAGGTTTAATAAGGACTGTTAAGTTGGCTAGAGCAGCTAAAGAAGCAGAGGTAATTAAAGAAGCTATACCAGATAAAGGCGCACCTAAACCTAGAGAGACTCCTCAAGCGGCTAAAGCGGCTCCTAAATCTAAAGCGGCTCCCGAGGTATCACCTGAGGATGTAAAAGCCTTTGATGAGAAGGCGGCACAGCAACAAGCAGAAAAAGATGCTGGGGTGAGCTTTGAGAGCTATGTTAATAAGTTAGGTGACGAAGCTGCTAAAGCTAATATCCAACATGTACTCAATGCACATCAAGCAGGAATGGGGGTAGGGGACTACTTAAGGAGCCTTCCTCCAGCAGAAGTGGATGATTTGATACATAACATAGCCCCTGAGTTAAGGCACTACCTAGAGAATGCTAGATACTTAAGGGCAGCAGAGGCAGCAGGGGACCTTCAAGCTGGTGTGGCTATAGACAAGGCGGGGATAGAAGCAAGTATAGCAGATATCTACAATCGTCTAGGCGCAACTCTTGAAGAGGGTGTAAACGTAAATGTGGCAGATGCAGGTGATATATGGGAGACACTTAAAGGTGTCAAGGATAAATCTACCAAGGGAGCTAAAGAGGCAGCTAATAAGAAAGGAACTCCCGGAAATACTCCAAAGGATAAAGCGAAAGGTGTAGGAAATAATGCCACGCCTGAAGGCTCTAATACATCTGACTATACTAGCGCGTTTGATGATGTACCTGATATAGAACCCTTCCCACCAGAAGTTCTTGAGTCTATATCTAGTGCCATGAATAAGTTGAGACTGAAGGTTGAGGAATTATCCCCCGACCAGCTAACAACCAAGTACATGGCTATTATCAAGGATAAG